ATGGGATCGTGGCCAGCAGCAAATACGTGACATGTATCAATGCAAATTTTAATTTTTTGTTTTTCTTCTTCTGTAAATCTTTTATAGAATTTTTTTAATTCCTCAAACTGCCAACACGTCTCAGATCCTTGTCCAGAAGTTGTTTCAAGAAGCAAAGGACAACTGGTTGTAACACTTTTCAAAACTGTAATCAAATTATTGTACATATTATCAAGAGCTTCCCCAATAGCCATTTTGCAGGATTTACCACAATGTACTACTACACCTTTAAATCCCATATGCATTCCATTATTAAACTCCCATTGTAGACAAGGAAGTGCTTTTTTTCTGAAATCTATTGGCGCCCAGCATAAATTTACTAAATACAGCGAATGAATAAATACATTTAGATTATTTTCAGTTATAAATGTTTTGGTTTCATTATAGTCTGTCAAAGTGACTCCAGGTCTTCTCCACCATTTTGGTGATCCGGAAAATAGTTGAACTGGTTTGGTTAGATTTTCGGGTTTGGTTTCATAGAATGCTCGCAAGGATCTAATAAAACTACCTGATTTGTGGATATGCGTTCCTATATTCATGGTTATATTGTATGTTAAAACAAAAAGTTTTTAAATTTATTCAATTTTCTATATAAGAATTTATTTACATTGCCAATACATCGGATATCCTTGAAAACGCATGTCCCATCTTTTATATGTCAAAGTGTCTGGGATTTCATAATTTTCATAATCTTCTCCTTTTGAATTACCTCGACTTAACGTCTGAACACAATAATAATCTTCCAGGTAACGATCAAAATATTTTGTCAGGAGTTGATTTCTAATTTCGTCGTGTTCTGTATATTTTGCCGGTGTTATGAGTTTATTAACTGTATTGAGTTTTTCAACTCTTTCAGCGACTATATTATGACTACAATCACGTTGTATCGTTGGGAATTCTTGAAATCTCCAGCCATATTTCCAATAAAATCCAATTACATTTTCCATAGCATTTAATTTTAAATATTGATAACCACCCTTTATACCAACTCTTTTTAAACAATCCAACATATCTTTACCGCTTTTGACTTTAACACCGTGTCTTTCTTTTACAGCGGAAGAGGGTTTTCCTCGCAGTGAAATATTGCCGATAATTTCTAAAGTATAGTATTTGAATTCTAAGGCGGGCATTCCCTTATGTGGATAAGTATGTTCCTCTCCGATGCCATCAGTGGATACTGACGCTAGTCCTCTCAATGATTGTCTTTTACCATTTTTAGAGTCAAAATTAAGTAGTATAAATTTTGGAGGTGAATTATAATACTCTTTTTCGTCTGGATCTTGAGTTCCGAAAATGGCTTCTCTCACAAAATCACGAGGAATGGGTAAGAACATTTTATAATTTACATATTTTTCTAGCAATTTTATTTGTTTTTTTGACCAACGTTTACCCCTTCGCGTAATAGAATAAAAGTTGTCATTTAATTTGCGCATTTCTATATTTTCTTCGGATTTTAAATCAGATATTTTTCTGCACGGTGTACTTTGTGGTTTAAAACACAACGCCCTCATCATATGGATAGTTGATATTGTTAATGTAGTTTGTAATAAACTTACAAAATATATTTAGATTCAATTTTTTTGATTACTTATTGAGTGGGCATATGATTAGATACATAATATGCTATATGACCTGGAGTAATTTTATGTTGCTTATGTTTAGTTTTGTGTTTATTTTTTCTGACGTGAGACGATTCATCGTCATAGTCGGAATCATAATCCGAATCATAATCCGAATCATAATCATCATCTATTGATCCTGGATAGTGATCTTCTGCTCTTCTTTTCTTATTTCGTTTGTATCTTTTATTTGGAAAAATGGCTAAATCTTTACCGTGAGCAAAGAGATTATAAACAATTACAATGAGAATTAATACGAGAACTAATATTATTAATGTATCCACTAGATTCATTTATAATATATAAGAATATTTTTAGAAATAAAATCTACGACGGTGTCGAGGACCTCTTCTAAATCTTGGACCCCATCCGCGTCTTAACGGTCTTGCCCATCCCGTTGGTATATTCCACATGGGATATTGACGGTTAACATAAACCACTTCAGATTTATGCCCGGTATGTTTTCTAGGCATTTGTATTACAAAGTAAATAAGAACTATTAAAAGAACAGCAATTAAGATGAGACCATTATTCATATATATTAAATGCGTATAATAATTTTCTAGATAAGAATTATTATATTATAATGATTATTAGTTTGCTATCTTTAAACTTAATTAGAGTATGCAAGACCACCCATACCACTCATGACACGAAGGACATTGTAGTTGGTGGCGTAGACACGCACCTTAGCTGTGGCATCACCTCCAATAGCGTTGGTAGAAAGGACAAGCTGAAGAGTAGCGTTGTCAATTCTGGACATATTGCAGGTTCCACTTGGCTGATGCTCCTCAGGGCGGAGTGCGAACGAGTAAACGTTGATTCCGGTGTCTGGGTTGCGTGTGTGGTGTTGGTATGGCTGAACAAGGTCGAAGTAGGTACCTTCGCGCTCAGAAAAGCGATCCTGTCCGTTAAGCTGAAGCTTAGCAGTAACGACTGGGTTCTGTCCCCAGCAGTGCATGTTAAGAGCAGTCTCTGCAAGAACAAAGGCACCTGCGTCAGAAACACCTGAATCAGGAATATCACTGACTGGGAAAGGAACATTCATTCCAGGACCCGTGCAAGTGGGATACCACTCGCCGGTTTTCGTGGACTCGCCTTTATCGACGAGATCACCGTAGCCCCATTTAGCTGGGTCGGCTTTATCGAAGTTTTGACCCCACTGAATTCCAACCTGTGCGTTAGAATCGGCTCCAGGATCCTGGAACATACCTCCGTGAAGCTGGTCAATAAAAGCGGCATTTCCATCAGTATGGAATTTGCCATTACCATCACTGACTACCGTTGTACCCAAAGGACCGGAGAATGCATTGATCGAATTAACAAGAGCATCAAGGGCATCAGTGTAGTTAAAAGGCTGAGCTCCCATAGCTTTGTTAAGGTTTGTTCCCAATAAGAACGATGAACAATAATCAACATTGGAGTCTGGCTGAACAACAAAGATCAACTCCTTACAAGGGTGGTTGAAATTAAGTTTGATTTTGTTGGACGAAGAACCAACGGACTCATCTCCAGTAAACTGAAGCTGTTCAATAAGGTACTCGTGTGGGTTTTGGGCCATACGTCTGCGCTCATCAGTATCAAGGAAAACGTAATCAACGTAAAGCGATGCAGCAACAAGGGATTTCTGGTAAGAAACAGCGTCCTTAACAGATGTTCCTGTTTTTGGTGCTTTTGGGTTAGGCTTGGCCGGGCCCAATTGATCATCACCAAGATTGGTGACGGCAAAAAGAACCTCATCCGAAGGGCGAAGCTCGAGGTTGATGCGGACTTCGTGGTACTGAAGGGCAATCAAAGGCAATGCCAAACCGGGGTTACGGCAAAACCAAAACTGAAGTGGAACATACAAGGTAGTCTCAGGCAAGGCGTTGCGAGGTGCGCAGACGGCAGCTGGGACAGTGTTGTTGGCACAGGCAGAGTCAACATCAGCGAACAAAGGGTCAACTAAGTAAGTAAGCTGGGTTGTTTGCCCGACCATTTTGTTGTATCCACGCTCTTGCTCAGCGGTAAGGGTAAGCTGGTTCCAGATGTGCATCCAGTCACCATACTGGCGATCGATGCGCTGTCCTCCAATCTCAACCTCAACCATAGAGATAAGCTGCTCACCTGGGTAGTCCAACCAGCGAGCGTAAACCTTGTCACACTCTTTAGGATTGCAGCAGGAGTCCTGGCCAATCTCTGGAAGAGTTACCTGAAGGTAGGTGCGGTATGCCAAATCACCATTTCTGGAGATAGTGCACTGCACACGGCGACCGAAATCGGCCTGGCCGTTAAAGGTCTGTTCAATAGATTCCATTGCGAAGTTAGTGTGTCTGCGGTAGGTCACTTTCCAGAAAGTGATCTGTGGGTTACCGGTCAAATAGACGTCTTGTGCGCCGTAGGCTACGAGTTGCATTAATCCTCCTCCCATTCTGTTATAATATTGCTAAAGAAAAAAATTTTACGAGAAAACTATTAATTAATCGAATTAATTGTCTAAAATTTTTTTCATATCAAAATTCTCCTTCATGAATCCTTTGAGATAATCGTCTAAAAATACTTCTTTTTTACCTTCATGATTTTTAGTAAAAATATATGCATTATTATTTTTTTTAATTGTCCATCCATTTTCTAAAGCATTGTATAAAAACACCATTTTATGTAACTTTATAGGATTAATTGTGGTTTCCTGACAGTCATTAACATGAATATCCATTGTTAATTGGAGAGAAAAGAGATTATATATTTCTACACAAAAGAAGATTTGTTGAAAAAGGAAATTAAATACTTTATTAATAGTTCTATATATGCCTGCTTTCAAACCCAAAGCAACAAAAAAAATTGGGAAGAAAACAAAAAACAATGTTACAGTAGATAGTAAACATCATGAAAAAATGGAAGAGTTTAAATCAACAGAACTTACGGTATTACCATCTCTTCTATCAGAAAAGAAAGAAATCAAAAATAAATTAAAAAAAAGTAATATAAATATTGAAGAACGTCTAAATCTTGAAGATAAACTTCGACAAATACGGATAGATATAAAAGTTAATAAAACAAAAAAAAAGAATTATTTGTTAGATAATGCAGAACACGTTTTTGATTATTTTGAAAAAAAGAAAAAAACATCAAAAGGAAAAAATAAAACTAGAATATTACATTCTTTTTTTGATAAAAACAAAAGCGAAAAAACATCTGATTTATCAGATGAACTTTCATCCATTCAAAAATATTTAACAAATATTGATGAAAACTTTTTTGATATTTCACAATATACAACAAAACATGATATATGTGAAAGTTGTAAAGGCGAACTAATTTCCGTTGATTATGAAGGTGTTTTAATATGTAAAAATTGTGGAAATCGATTTTCTTATTTGGTGGAACACGAAAAGCCTTCATATAAAGAACCACCTAAAGAAGTGTGTTTCTATGCTTACAAAAGAATTAATCATTTCAGAGAAATTCTTGCTCAATTTCAAGCAAAAGAAACCACACAAATTCCAGAAGAGGTTCTTATTAATATAAAAGCACAAATCAAAAAAGAACGTATCAGTTTAAAACAAATGACAAATAAAAGAGCAAAAGATATTTTAAAAAAATTAGGTTATAACAAATACTATGAACATATACCATTTATTAAAGATAAATTGGGAATTAAACCGCCTATAATGAGTCCTGAATTAGAAGATAAACTTTGTAGTTTATTTATGGATATTCAACGTCCGTATGCCAAACACTGCCCTGATGATCGTGTCAACTTTCTTAATTACTATTATGTTTTATACAAAATGTGTGAGTTATTAGGAGAAACACAATTCCTGCCATTTTTTCCAATGTTAAAAGATCCTGTAAAAAGAATAGAACAGGATGAAATATGGAAAAAAATTTGTTTTGAATTAAGATGGGAATATGTACCAACTATTTGATTTCATGAAATAAAATCTTTGCTAAATTTTTTATAGATTTGGGTTTTATTGTAATTCCATCTTTTTCAAGATCATTATCTGAAATTATATTATCTAATGGTAGAAAGGTTATATTTTTCTTATCTTTTACATATTTTGAAATATCATTATTCCACGATTCTATATTTTCGTGCAACATTTGATCCGAATTCAAAGATGACCCGCAAAGTTTGATATTTTCTTTTTTTTTTGGATAATAACTTCCTATTATAATTATTTTAGCTTTATTAAATTTTTTTTTTAGATCATGTATCTTAGGAATCCACTTTTTTTCCATTTGTTTACTTGATAAACACATAGATCTTTTACCAGAATTTGTTTGTGTTGGTTTAACATCATATACTTTTGAACAATTTATTAAATTTTCATGTATAGCACTTGATCCAACTGATAAAAAGAAATATGTATCCTTGGTGTTATATTTACCAGGTGACATTTTCTTTATTTCTTTTTCAAACTCTTCAAGCGTTTTACATTCTGATGTAAATGATTTTACATTGGCCAAAGGAAATTTTGCTTTAAATATCTCTTTTATAGAAGGGTATTTTTGTGATTCTGCCTCATGTAGTACATAATCTCCTAAAAAAACTATATTTAATTTTGGTATGACTTTACTGCGCATCGATTCTTGTACAGGATAAAAAATATATACTAAACCGCAAATTATAAAACTGATTATTAAAATTATAAGCCAATTCATATAATAAATTGAATTATAAAAAATTTATTATACTAACATTATCCTACGACTACTAAGTTATATCGCATTTACATAAATCAATAATGTCTAAGAACAAATCAGTACAGTTAGGATTGTGTTGCATAAATACAATCTTGCGTGAACAAAAACCACCAATATTCTGTTCCAGAAAAATGATAATGAGAAAAATAGAAGAGCTTGGGATAGACGAACTTAAATTAAAAATCATACAAAACCTTGCGGATCTTTATAAATTAATTCAGTGGAATGAAGCAAATGGTATTAAAGTTTTGCGGATTTCAAGTGAGTTATTTCCACATAAAAGTAATCCTAAAGTAGAAGATTATACAATGGATTTTGCAGATAAGTTGCTTAAAAAAATTGGCAAATATGCTAGATCGTTGAATCATAGACTCACGTTTCACCCGGGTCAATATAATGTAGTAGGAACGCCTAACGAGAAATGTTTTCACCAAACCATTTCGGATTTAAGTTATCACGCAGAAGTATTGGATAGAATGGAAATGGGAAAAGATTCTGTAATGGTTGTGCACGGTGGTGGGAAATATGGCGATAA